TATGTTGATATTTAAATATTTAATTTTATATGATATGTAAAAAGGCGGATTTACGTATATGTCTGATAATGAGACAAAGCGACTTACAATCGATATACCTGTAGAAATTTTTTGCCAGGCTAAAGCTATTGCTGCTATTTATAATTTATCCTTAAAGAAACTGATAACTCGTTGGATGGTTGATAAGATAGTTGAAGTCGAAAAGTATGGTATAAAAAAATAGTTTAATGTAAATTAAAATTAGAAATATACGGCAGGTAAGCATGGCTAAGTCTAAAAAGTTCTGGATCCAAGAAGCAGTTAAGTCCCCTGGTGCACTTCACAAAGATTTAAATGTTCCTAAAGGTGAAAAAATACCGATGAAGAAGCTTAAAAAGGCTGAAAAAGAGGGTGGAAAAGTAGCTAAAAGAGCTATTCTTGCAGAAACATTGCGTAACTTTAAAAAGAAGAAATAATGAAAGATCAGGAAATTATACAAGATTTTGATCAGTGTTATGAGTGGGCATACGCCTGTTGGAATGCTTTTTTTCCATTAGCTGAAAGGGATCTCCGTTTTTACTTAGGCGATCAATGGAGTGCTGAAGAGAAAAGAGAACTTTTTCTACAAAACAGAAACCAATTTGTTTTTAATAGAATTAGACGAAATATCAACATGGTATCCGGCCTCCAACGTAAAAACCGATTAAGTTCCGTAGTATCTCCAACTGAAGATTCTGATCAAGAAACTGCTGATCAACTTTCACAACTCCTTCTGTATATCATGCAAGCAAATGATGGATATAATATCATTTCGGATGCTTTTGCAGGTGCGTTAAAAACTGGTTGGAACATGATATCCCTTTGGGTTGATTATCGTGAAGATCCTGTAAATGGTGACATTAAACTTAGAAGAGACCCGTATAATGCTTTTATTACTGATCCTTACTTCACTAATATGGATTTATCTGATTGTGAATATATTCAAAGAAGGAAATACCTAAATTATCAGCAAGTACAATCTCTTCTACCTAAGCAAAAGAAAGAGGTTTACGAACTCTATCGCATGGGATGGGATAGGGATGATAAGTTTACATGGTTACCATATCAAAGAAATCAAGGTGGCCAGACAATGATGGCCTACAATGAATTCTATCGTCAAAGATGGAAAGATGTCCCTGTTATCCTTAATCAAGAGACAGGTGAGTTATTTGAGTATGCACCAGATAATGACTATGTCGATGTCATTTTAAAAGAGAATCCACAAGTTATTAAGACGACTAGACAACAACGCTACATAGAGATGAATATCATATTAAATGGTCAAGTGATGGAGACTATAGAGAATCCTTACGGACTAGATGAATACCCATTTACACCATTTTATTGCATATGGGAACCTGAAAGCGATGAATGGGGATTAAAGATACAATCTCTAACAAGATGTCAAATTGATCCGCAGCGTGAAGCAAATCGAAGACGTTCACAAATGATTGATATCATTGATTCACAAATTAATTCTGGATGGATAGCTAACGAAAACTCAGTGATCAATCCTAACTCACTATTTCAAACATCGCAAGGTAAAGTCATTTGGAGAAGGGAGAATGCACAACCAGGAGCCATTGAAAAGATTCCACCAGCTCAGGTTCCTCCTTCGATATTTCAGCTACAAGAGCTATTTGATAGAGATATGATGGATATTCCAGGTCTTAACGATGCAGCCTTCGGTCAAGCGGAGATGGCAAATGACAGCGGCGTCATGATGATGTTAAGACAATCCGCTGCTATCGTTAACATTCAAGATATTTTTGATTTTCTGCGATTATCTCAAAAAACATTGTCTAAGAAAATAGTAAAACTTATTCAGCAATGGACACCAGGAAAAGTTAGAAGAATTCTCAATCAAGAACCGACACAACAATTTTACGATAAAAACTTCACAAAATATGACATCTCAATTCAAGAAGGTCTCCTAACTGATAATCAGAAACAAATCTACTTTAGACAACTTGTTGATCTTAAGCAATTGGGTGTTCCTGTTACCGGTGAAATGCTTGCCAGAGCTGCACCGATTCAAGGTAAATCTACATTCAACAAAGAGATTGCCGAACAAGAAAAACAAATGGCTCAACAAGCTCAACAAGCACAGCAAATACAAGCTGAACAAATGAAAATGCAGTCTCAAGCTTTCCAAGCAAAGGCAATCTCAGATATTGCATTATCAAAAGAAAGATTTACTCGTGCTGTAGCTAACATGGGCTTACAAGAAGAACGCAACTCAGAAGCTGTGCAGAATAGGGCTCAAGCATCGTTAGATCATGCTCGTACTATTAAAGAATTAGAAGCAATGGACGATGATAGATTGATGAAATATCTTAATATTGTTATGCAAATGGATGAAATGAATAAACAAGAAGAAGAAAAGCACAAAGCAGAAGATATTATGGTAGTAGAACAATCTGAGAAGTTGAACTCCGCATTTCCTCAACCTGAGGCAATGCCTAATTCGCCTGATCTACAGGCAAGCAATATTCCAGGAGTATAACATGGAAAAAAAAGCCGGTTATGACCAAGCACGTGACATGTACAACGTGAATGGTAAACTAAAAGATGGAATGCAAGCTTCAAAGCCAATGAAGTGCAATCCAATGGCTGCTCAGAAATATGACATGGGCAGAATGCAGTGGGAACCCGATACAAATCGTGGTTATCCTAAACAAGCTTTTGATTATAAGTATTAATTATGTCGCAACAAATCGGTGAAACAAGAGATGCCATCATTGAAGATGATGAAAAACAAATCCAAAAGATCCTCGATGCGAATAAAAATCGCAAAGAAAAATATTGGATTATAGTATTTTCAAAACCATCAAAAAATTCTTTAGACGGCAAGCCTATTTTAATGAAGCATATCAAAGCGTATAGCGTGCGTCCAAGATCCGCAGTGGGGCAGATCATTGGCGAAGTTGATAACTCTAAAGGTACGATCTCTTGGGAGGTAAATATGCCTCAAGCACCGTTAGACTATGAAAAGTTATTTATTTATGGTGTCCATGCAACCAATGACATCATAACAGAGACGACAAGCATACCCCACGCTTACGTAACACAATGAGCCGCCATCATAAGGGCGTTAAAGGAATTAAATGGATCAAGAATTCTCATCGGGCGAAAATTTAGAGGCCGCCGCTCCTTCTGAAGTGTCTACTGACACGCAACAGCAACCGCAGTATGTTCCTCTGGATGCGTTAAAAGCTGAGCGTGCGGAAAGACAACGTTTAGAAGATCAAGTTAAAAATCTTAATGATCAGTTTGCTTTACTAGCTGCTGCCACTCAGAAACCTCAACAACAAGAGAAATTAGACCTTCTTAATGATGATGACGTTTTGACAGTCGGAGAAGCTAAAAAACATCTCCAGGCGATGCAACAGAATATGAGTATGTCGATCGCAGAACTCAAGATGGTACAACAGCATCCTGATTATCAAGAAGTCATTACGCAGTATCTTCCAGAGGTATTAAAAACAAACCCAGGTTTACAAAAAACTCTTCAAGCCACTCAAGATTTTGAGTTAGCATATTACTTGGCAAAGAACTCGGAAGGTTATAAAAAGGCCAAATCAACAGTTAAAAAGAACGAAGACGCTGAGCGTATTTTGCAAAACGCTCAACGGCCGGGAAGTCTTTCAGCTGTAGGCCAATCTTCCTCTATGTCAAATGCTAAAAGTTATAAAACAATGTCGGATGATGAGTTTAGAAAGCTAGCAAGCAAGAACGTGGGACACTTCTAAGGAATAAATTATGGCCAACGTAACAACTACAGCCGTTTTACCACCAGCAGTGAGAGACTACTATGATAGACTCCTGCTTATGACAGCTTATCCACAGCTGATCCACTTAAAATTTGCTCAAAAAAGAGTGCTACCTCAGAAAATGGGTGACAGAATCGTATTTAGACGCTATGCTCGTCTATCTACTGTTCCAGTACCACTTCAAGATGGAATTACTCCTCCAGGAGCACCATTAAGCGTAACTGATATCAAAGCTCAAGTTTCGTTCTATGGTAACTTTGTTACTATTACCAACCAAGTTCAACTTACTGTTGAAGATATGGTAATCAACGAATCTGCAAGACTACTAGCTCAAAACTTAGCACAGACTCTTGACGAGATCACACGTGATGTGCTCGCAAGTACAACATCTGTTTTGCAATGTTCTAATGGTGTTAATGGTAATACTCCCACAGAGCTAACTAAAGCAGATATTGACTCAGCAGTTCAAACTCTGTTGAGCAATGATGCTGAAATGATATCTGAAGTGGTCGTCGGACGTGATGCCTTCGGTACAACACCAGTCAGACCCGCGTTTTGGGGCTATATTGACACTGCTCTACTGGATGATCTAGAAGCAGTTTCAAACTTTGTACATTCTGCTAACTATCCTAACCAGCAATCTGTATTAGATTCTGAATGGGGTGCTACAGGTAACGTTAGATGGTTATATACTTCAGTTGGTAGCGTGACTTCCGCTTCTCCTGCTGTCTATAACAACTTTATCATCGGTAAAGAAGCTTATGCAGCCGTTCATTTGGGTGCTGAAACAGGGGAATTCTATGTAGAACCTTTGGGATCTGCTGGATCTGCTGACCCTCTACATCAAAGAGGTAGCGTGGGGTGGCAACATCCATATGTCGCTCGTATTCTGAATGATGCGTTCATGATTAACCTTGAAGCCACACATTCATAATATAGGAGAATAATATGTCACAATTAAAAGTATTTAGCTGGACCAACCCAAACCCAGCGGTCGCAAGAAACCTAGATGTAGGTTTTGACGTTGCGGAAATCACAATCGTAGATAAGACAAACGGAGGATCCTTTTATTGGAACTCTGGAATGGCTAATGCTTCGATTCTTGATGTTGATTCTGGTACTATTACCGGAACAAACGGAGTAACACCATTAGCACAAGGTGCTATCTACGGAGCTCAAATCAGCGGATTTACCAATGCCAACCCAGGTGTTATCACTGCAACATCTATCGCACAATGCGGTATTGTTGCTGGAGATGTCATCAATGTTGTCGGATTAGCTGATGATCAGTCGGGAACTTCATTAAATGGTCAATATACTGTTGCTTCTGTTTCAGGTACGACCATAACAACAGCAACAAATACCTCTGCGTATTCTGTTTACGTCAGTGGTGGTGTTGCCGTTCGTGTTGAAGATTCGGCTGGAACACCAATCCCAACTCAGAACTTTTCAATTCAAGGGGTAACTCTTGGAACATCAGCTGTTGGTGCTAATAGTGCGGCAATGTGTGCAGTCGTTAAATCAGATATGCCAGTTGTCTAATCTAAAGGGGGATTTATTCCCCCTTTTCAAATAAAGGAGAATAAACATGACAGAAGCAGAAATGAAAAAGATTCAGAATCTACCAATCTACAATCCACAGTTTCCTAATCAGAAATATTCTGAGAAAGAAGAAAAGTATCTACGTGAAATACAAACTTATGAGTTTATTAATATGGAAGAGCCCGGTCTTATTCAAAAGTTTCCATATGGTTCGACAAAAAATAAGTATACATTTACACTGATACCAGGTGGTAAATACCAACTTCCACGGTTTATTGCTAGACACGTAAATAGCAAAGCTACACCGGATTGGAAGTGGAGACCAAATGGGCTAGGGCAGATGGAAAAACAACTCGTAGGAATGAGACCTCGGTTTCAATTAAGGGAAGTTTATTAATGGCAGTTTGGAATCTAAACGCAATTCAGAATAAAATTAGACAGGTAACAGGACGCTACAGCCCTCAAGACATCTCTAATTCTATGCTCACGGAGCAAATAAACTATTATAATCAGTATGTTTTGCCTTTGGAACTGAAACTGGATAGATTCCATACTTTCTATACATTTTTAACAAATGCCAATATTCAATCGTACGATGTCCCTGATGGATATGTCGCTTTTGAAAATCCAGCGATGATCAATCAGCAGTTTCTGCTAGATTGGTATCAAGATCCCATGCAATTTTATGCTGATAATCCAAATCTTGTAGGAATGACAGTCCCAGCCACTGGCGATGGAGTAACTACTGCTTTTGCGTTTAGTACACAGGGAACGCCTCTATTACCAGCCTCGGTTGTGATTGCTGATAATGTCGAGACATTTGAAGATACCAATACTGACTTCAATGCAAGCCCTGTTAACATTACAGGTAGTGAAGGCGGCAGTGCTACTGTTAACTATAATACCGGTGCAATTACTGTTACCTTTAATTCAGCTCCTGCCAATGGTCAGAATATTAATTTATCCTTTTCACAATTTGTTGCCGGTGAACCAACATCAATACTTTATTACAATAATCAATTTACCTTTTATCCTGTTCCTGATCAAGCTTACAAGATTGTGATGAAGGCATATGCTAATAATCTTGTTGTTGCTTCTGATGGTACTAGGAAGACGTTGTTTACACTAAGTACAGATAGACCGTTACAAGATGAATGGGGCCCATTAATATCGTTTGGTACAGCTAGACAAATCCATATTGACAAAGGGGAAATGGATGCCTATCAAGAAGTGACTGTTTTGTATGATAAAGAGATGCGATACGCATTAAATCGTACCTTGCAGAATTTATTAAACACTAGATCAACACCCCAATTTTGAGGAATAAATGAGCACATTTAACTCTGGACTGCCAAATAATGCGTCTAAAATCAGAAATTATCCCACTCTATTGCAAAACAATTTTAGAGGTATTGAAATTGGAGATGCTACGTTTAAAATATGGCAAGCTAACTTTCCTCAAAGGAACCTTTTGCCTGGTCCCCCTACAGATGATCCAGCAGCTTTAGCAGATACATCAATTATTTACGCAAAAGAAGATCCTGCTATCGCCGGAAAAACAGAATTGTTTGCGATTGATCCTGATTCTGATGTAATTCAGTTGACACAGGGTGGTTCTTTGGGATCTGCTACAACAACTTTAAAATGTTCGTCTTTAACTGTAGGTACAAATTTAAATTCACAAAATGCTTTGGTTTCTGCATGGGCTATTGTAGCTTCAAACGGTGTTTTAACAAAAGGTTATGGATTAACTTCTGTTCAAAATGTTAATGGAGATTATACACTAACATTCACTACTCCTTTAGTTGATGCAAATTATGTTGTAAATGGTACAGTTTTTTTTAATGGAACAAGAGCACGAGTTTTATATGTTTATAATCAATTAGCTGGTTCATTTAGTGTGCGAATTCAAGCAACTAATGCAAGCGCCGGTGATTATGAGAGTAATATATTTATGGTTAGTGTAATGGGTGGACGAATTTAATGGCATATCAACCGTTTTTAATAGCTCCTTTTGCTTCAGGCCTTAAACTAGATCAGAGTATCTGGCTTTTGCCTCAAGATGCCTTTAGTAGCATTGTAAACGGTCATATTCATGATGGGAACATCGAAAAGCGCATGGGATATGTTGAATTTGGTAAGATGCCACATGCTACTGTCATAACAGGTGCGTCAAATGCCAATCCAGCAGTATTTACCGTAACAACTATAGGTGTTATTGCAGACGGGATGACAGTTAGATTAGTTGGCTTAGCAGGTGGGACATGGAGCACTTTAAACGATGCAGAATACACCGTTGATAATGTTGTTGGAGCAACTTTTACTCTTATTGATTCTAATGGAAATCCTGTTAGTGGTGCTTTATTAGGTGTCTATACCGCTTCTTCTGGTACTTTGTATTTTTATCCAAAATACCGTATCATGGGTATTTTTAGATATATTGATGCACAAAATGTTAGGGATACTCTTATTGCAGATACTAAAAGAGTAGCTATTTATGAGTTTACATCAGGAGTTTTTGAGCCATTATCCGTTCATAATACATTTGGAACTAATTTTCCAGAAGATGATTATTTAGCATCTACTGATCTTGATTACATTTGGGCTGCTAATTGGCAATCTCCTAATGTAAATAATAGAGTTTATTTTACAAATGGGAAACCCTATACTGGTGTTGTTCCACCTGTGAATGTATTAGCAACTGATGGTATCTTATTTTACGATAATGTTGGAACCTATGTGACACAGTTTATACCTGCATTGGATACAGGAAACACACGTTTCCTTGTAGGTTGTAAATGTATATTTGCTATTAGAAATAGATTACTTGTATTATTTACTTATGAAAATGCAAATACACATCCACAACGTGCGAGATGGTGTGCTTTTCAAAACCCTTCAAATTGGGACGATGAAACACCGGGTGGTGGTGGTTTTGTTGATGCGCCAACGGGTGAACAAATTATATCCGCTCAACAGCTCCAGGATATGATTATTGTTCTATTTACCAATTCCGTTTGGGTTCTTAAAACGACCTCAGATCCAGCATTACCATTCCGATGGGAACAAATTAATGCGTTTCGTGCATGTAATGGAAAGATGGCCACAATAGGTTATGATAGATATGTTGTTGCTTCCGGACAACGTGGCATTACCGCTTCAGATGCTACACAAACTGAAAGAATCGATCAAAATATCAAACAATTTGTTAATGAAGAAATAAACGGTGATGAATTTGGTAAGGTATTTTTTGCAAGAGACTATCAATTTAATAGAACATGGATGCTTTATCCACAAACTGAATCTGATGACTCAGATGCTGTTCTCATTTTTGATGAAGACACAAAATCCTATTCAACATATTTATACTCTTATCAAGATACTGAAATAGGTAATATCACTGCTTCCATTGTAGATCTTAATGTTATTGGATATGGGCAGTCAAATGAGGATCTTACAGCTCCGGACATCATCGCTCCAAAATATCATATGCCTGATGATGTAACAGAAGATGCCGATGCCACATCATTTGGTGAAGAGACTGCACTAAGTTTCTTCTGGTCAAAAGACAATGAACTTTTCCTTGCTGGTAATCGTGCTGGCACTATCTATGAGCTACAAAACACTAATACTGATAATACCTATCCCATCACATTTGAGTTGCAAAGTGCCGGATGGAATCCTTTTAAAGATAACGCAGAATGCCAGATGGGGTATATTGATATTTATGTTGATTCTAGTTATAATACAGAGCTATTTATTGAATTTTTTACTGATGACAACCCAAACCCTTACTCCTCTCAAATTATTGATTGCTTGCCAAACCTTTACTTTTTATCTTCTATTACTGATATTTATCTCACTGATGCTGGCGATCCTACACAAGGATTAACTATTCAAGCTCCGAACCATGGCCTAGAAAATGATCAAATTATCTACATGTACGGAATTAATGGTCTTACCATGCTTAACAATAATGAATATTATGTTACCGTTACAGCTGGTGATCTAAATACATTTACTATCGATATCGACGCTACAGGATTTCCATCTTACACCGGTGGTGGAAATATTTACCGAAATAAGTTCTACAGGACGAAGTGTTGGAAACGAGCTTATGCCGGTGGAATAGGATATCTTCACTATGTCAAAATAACATCTTCAAGTATTGATGAACCATTAGTCATTTTAGCAATGAAACCTTATTTTAGACCAAGAGGAAAAAGAATACTCGGATGACATTACCAACAACTATTATCTTACCTGATCAATATGACCTATTAGAGTCTGGAGACCCTAAAAATACAGTCCAATACATGCGAAATCTTGTAAATAAACTAAATGACATGTATGAGTCAATTGCTAGGAACGTTAATGGATCAATAAGAACAAATAATGATCAAGAAACACCAAAATGGACACCAATTATCAAAGATCAGACTAACACGGCAACTACTTTCACCTACGCAAATCAAACGGGTTGGGTTTTAAGAACCGGAATACTTGTAGATTGTTGGTTTGACGTCCGCTGGATTGCTGCCTCAGGTGCTACAGGTGGCAATATGTATCTAGAACTACCTTATAAAGTCGCAAGAACGGAAAATATCCCATTTGTAGGTGTCTTACAAACATCTAGCTTAACATACACTACAGGTGATAACATCGTTATCAATGCTTTTAACAATACTTACGAAGGCCAATTATGGAATTATGCCTCCGGTATTGCTACAGGTAGACAAAGAACTGCTGCATCAGGTAGAATAATAGGTCATATTAGATATATGGGACAAGATGAACGAGGAAATTGAAGAAAAAGAAGTAAAAGTAGAGCTATCACAAGATAAGTTGGAAGAGTTACGCTGGATCAGAGTGATGACACCCCATCTTATACCTAAATACCTCGTTGAACAGGTCAAAGATAGAGAATACTCGGTAGAAGATTTTTACAAATTTCAAGATATGAATACCATTATTCCTCAAAATGGCAAACCTGAATTAAATCCATTCAATCACCTCTATGTTTTGGCTAATTCAGACAATGTTGTTAAAGGATATTTATGGTTTATCATAGATCCCTTGACTAAAGACGTCATTCTCAATACTTTTTCGATCGATAAAGAACTCTGGTTTCTCGGTCAAGCTGTAAAGAAACTTGTTGAATTCATGAAAGACTTCATGGTAAAATCAAGTTTAAAGCGATGTTATTGGTTAAATAAATACCCAAAACATTCGGAAAAGTATGGTTTTAAACGCTCTAAGTATACAGTCATGCAATACGAGGTAGATAATGGGTAAGTCATTTTCAGGAAGCACAGTTCACGAGAAAAACATTTCTATGCTTACTCCTGAACAACAAACTCTTTTAAAATCGATCACTTCTGGCCTGGGCCCACAGTATCAAGAGATGTTTTCACAGTTTTTAACTCCAAAGACACAAGAAGAATCTTTTGCAGAATTCGAAAAGATGTACGGTGAACCCGCAAAACAAGCTTTTTCTCAGTACATTACACCAGCAATTACCCAACAATATGGGGATGTCAATGCGGCCTCTTCCTCTGCTCTAAATCAAGCTCTTGCCAAGTCAGCCTCGGATCTTTCTACATCGATTGGCTCTCAGTATGGTCAATATCAGCAAAATGAAAATCAACAGATGCTCAGTGCTCTCGGTATTCTAGGCCCTCAGCTATTCCAACAGTCGTTCTCTCCTCTTATCAATAAAAAAGAAGGTTGGGGTGGAGGTGCTATGCAAATGACCGGTGATTTAATGAAAGCTTTAGCTATGTTTGCCGCATCATCTATTTCAGTAAAAGATAATATTATCCCTTACAATGAAGGTCTTGATCTAATCGAAAAGCTTGAAGTCAAACATTACGATTACAAGCCAGAAACAGGCCTTCCTCCAGATAGAGTCGGACTTATTGCTGAAACGCTTCCAAAAGAGCTTACAATGAGTATAAATGATATTCTACACGTCGATGTCTATGGACTTGTATCCGTACTCATCAACGCTGTAAAAGAACTCTCAGAGAAAGTGAAAATATTGGAGGCTAAATAATGCCAGCTCCTATCTTAATCAACACTCCTTCTGTTCTCGGTCAAGGTCTCACTACTCTTGGTTCTACACTTACAAGCATCGCTCAAACTTATGCTGATAAACAAAAAGAAGAGAGACTTAAACAAGAAGGTCTTACACAAGCTACAACTCTTAGTAAAATAATTCAAAATGCTGATTTTTCTTCACCTGAAGGTGTCAAAACGTTTTTATCCGAAGCTAGTAAAAGTGGTATTAAAATAGATCCTTTACAAGGTGCTAAAATGTACCAAGATGCCGCCGCTAATCAAATTAAATCTGAAAAAGAAAAAAGAACTAAAGATCTTTATAAATCTCTCGGTCTTGGTGGTGAAGAAGTTCCTGCAACTCCTCAAATGATGCCACAAGGTAAACCTCAACAAAACGGACAATGGCAGGGTGCTCCTTTCCAACTTCCACAACAACCATCAACTCAACAGCCTTCGATAGATTCACAAACGCAATCCGTCCAACAACCTCAAACAAGACGTTTCAACGACCAACAAGTGTCACAGATGCTTGCTTCGGGTGATCCTGCATTGCAAAAGTTAGCTCAGTTTGAAATCGACCAACGCAATATAGACCAAAAACAAACACAAGTAAAAAATAAAGAATATCGAGAAGAACGGGCTTTTCATACTTCCCAATCAAAACCAACACTTGATCGTGTTTTTAAACTTAGGGAAGCACTTCCACAAAAAGAAATGGCTCTTGCAATGGCTGAAGATGCTATTCAATCCGATGAAGTTGGTGCATTAAGTTTAAATAACTTTGCTGAACGTTTTGGTATGAAGGAATTATATAACGCATCAGGTGCTAAATTAATTGCTGCTGGTAAAGAAAACTTGCTTAGTAACTTAGTACGTGTAACAGGACCAAAAAATAAGTGGCTTGAACAACAAATCTCTGCTGTTTTTCCGAAAATAGGTCAATCAAAGGAAGCAAATCTAATTTTCACAGAAATGCTAAAAGCCGAAAATGCCCTAAATAAATCTTATCTTCAATCTTATGATATTTTATCCAAACAAGACAAAGAAAAATATGGATATATTAG